ACCAAAGGTCACCGAAAGCGTGTACCACCCCCCGCCCATGGGTACTAATCCATATTCCCCAAGAGTCCTAAACGGCCCCTGCTTACCCAGCGGCGGCGTCCAAAGAAATCGCCTCCAACCACCATGCCGATCCAAGAACTCTTTAACAGGCGAGATCTCCGCATCACTGCCGAAAAACTCCAAGGGCCAAGATTCCGATCGAGCATTAATTCCGTTTTGTGCCGCCTGCACATAACCATCTCCAAACTGCGCGCGCAGCGTCCGAAATTCCACCCGCCCGCTCGGTCTTTGCCTCGGAAGCCAAGTAAACGTTTCCATCAATTACCCCTTCTGGACGCGTTGTAAAGCAGACCGCCGTATCTCAGCTCTTTCATAATCGTCAGCTTCGTCTGCTGCGCGACTACGTCGCCCAACCGTCGTGCTGTAGCATCGCCGTCGCCCTCTCTCATGTCCTGAGGTGATCCCGAGGAGTCCGACAACGTGATGCTGGTGTAGATATTGATACTGCCGCCTTGTTGCGGTTGACCTTGCCAGTTCGGGAGCGAGGCGCGCACACCCAAGCTCCCATCAGGGCCCCGCTTCAATGGCATGATCGCCTCGGGACCAGCCTCACCAAAGACGCCGGCACCCTTCGCGAAAGCGAAGACCTGAGGCTTGTCATAGATGCCGTTAGAGAACGCCGACAGGCTGGGCGAGGTGTAGACATTTCCTTTTGCGTTCGGCCGCACGCTCCCCCACGACCCTGTCATTCCCTCCGTACTTCCGACCGCCGTCTGCCCAAGGCTTGCGGACGCTCCGGCGGATATGGTCGAACCCAGCGCGCCGGAGATGCTGCCGAAAATTCCGAGCATCGCCTGCCGCGCGGCAATCTTCGCCATGTCGGACAGAACGCTCTTCGTAAAGTCGGCGAAGTTGGCCTTCCCGGTGGTAACGAACGACGCAATCGCGTTCTCCATGCCCGTAAAAACGGACGAGAACACCTGTTGCGACTGCGCCATCAAATTGGCTGATCCATCCAGCCATTCATTCACCGCGAGCAGCGCACCGTTCTTCCAGTCGCCCTGCAACACCACGCGCTGCTGCATGTACTCGCGTTCGCGCTGTACCTGCGTCTGCATCGCCGCGTCGATCTGCGCGATGCCCTGCCGGTATTGTTCGGAATCCAGCGCGCCCGCCCCGCCCTCGCGAAGCATTTTGTCCGTGAAGCCGTCCCGGATGCGTCGAAATCGGTCCTGCGCCTGGTTGATTGAGTCAGCCAGCGCGCGATCGTTGCTGCCCAACGTCAGCGCATTGATCTGCCGGCTGACCTGCAGGTCACGCGTCTCGCGGTAGTTCGCAATGTCCAACTGGGTAGCGCGCAATGCCCCGCGGATCTTGGCCTGGTACTTTTCAATATCGGTCGCTTCCTGCTGCTGCGACCGCGCAATCTGCGCCTCCAGTTCCTGCACTCGGCCAAGATATCGCTCCCGCTCGGCCAACTGCTTCTTTCCGCCGGCGATATCCGCCTGCTGACGAACGATTGCCAGCTCATCGGAAAGCGCCGCCCGTTGGGCTGCGGCACGTCGGCGGATGAAATCCTCTTCCGACAGCAGGCCGGCCGCCCGTTGACCTTCGAGAGCGGAGGTCTCAGCGCGTAAGGCTTCCTCGCGCAAGCGCGCCTGGGCTTGCATTGCCGCAAGTTGCGCCGATAGCCCGTTCTGGCCGGCGCTATTGGCGTCCTTGTCTTCGAACTTCTTGCGCGTCGCCGCCTCACGGGCCTTGATCGCTTCCGGCGTAATCCGCTCGTCTCCCGGCTTGACCGCACGGATGGCGTTCTCGAACCGCAGATTCTCCGCCAAGGCAAAATTGAGCTGCTTTACCTTGTTCGTCTCTCGGTCAAGACCATCCAACCGCTTGGCGGCATCGATCGATGCCGCATTCGCGGCGGCGTTCACGCCTTTGACCAGCGCTGCGGCTTCCTCCAGGGCCTTTTGGTCTTCGGCATCGCGCAGCGCGCCCTCGGCATTCGCGACCCTGGTCCGGCCGGCATCGTTCAAACCCGCCGGCCCGTTGTCGCGCGCCTTCATCCGCGCGAGATTTTCGCGCAGCGTATTGATGCGCACCGTGAGCGGGTCTTGCTCTTGGCCAACCCGCTTCATCGATTCCCAGGCGTCATCGACGGCGCCCTTGACCTCCCGCCAGGCGCGCTCAAGTAGGCCCAGCTTCTGAGGCGCTTCGGTTCCCAGGTAGTCGTGCAGCGCCTGCGACGTCTCGCGCATGGCTGCTTCGCGGCTCCCGCTTTCCTCCAAAGTGCGGATGTAATCCCACTGCGCCAGCGTCATGAAGTTGAGCGAGCGGTTGTGCTCTTCCGCCCATTTCGTAACGCCTTCCGGCATCTTGGCGAAGTCCTTGGACAGTTCGTCCATGGCCGTGCCCGACACCTTCTGGAACGCTACCATCGTGGCGCTCATCTTTTGGACGGTGTCGCCCGAAATCTGCCCTGTCGCAACCAGTGCCTCGACCGCTTGCTGCGCCTGCCGACGACTGCCACCATCCCCCGCGGCGGCTACTGCCAGGCTGCGGATCTTGTCCGCCGTCACGCCGGCGTAATTCCCCGTCAGTTGAATCGTCCGATTCAACTGCTTAGCCTCTTCGTTCCCCTGATAGGCCGCAATACCGAGCGCGACCGCCGCGCCGGCAACCAGCGTGTAAGGGTTGATCAGCCCCAACAGCGTGCTACCCAAGGCGCGCGCAGCCGGGACGATGCCGCCGAACATATCTTTCAGCTGCCCGCCCTGCTGCAGCAATACTGTCATCGGCTGCTGACCTCCTTGGAGGGACACCACGATGTCGGTCAGCTGAGCTGGCACACCGCGCATAGCTGCCGCCGTCTGCGCAGCCGAGTTCCCGTACTTGTCGAAGGAGCGGCCCGCCGCCCCCATAGCCACCTCTTGCTCGCGCAGCCGTGCGATTAATGGCGCAACGCGACTCCCCACTCCTAACTCCGCCGCTTGCAATTCCAGCAGTTCTGAGCGCGTTTTGCCGATGGCAAGCACCTGCCGTTCCAGCGCCTGCACAAATCGATTGGACGTCTCCGTGAACGCTCGGCCGCCCGTGGCGGTTGCATTGACGGACTGAGTCATCTGCCCCGCCGCAGCCCCCATCTTCGCCGTGGCGGCGGCGGCGCGCCCCATTGAAGCTTCGGTCGAGGTGGCGAACTGCGCACTGGCCGCTTCGCCAGCAGCGAACCCGCGTGTCAGGTCCGCCTCATTGGCAGTGAGGGTTACGCCGAGATTCTTATCTGTCATTTTTTTCCCACCCACTGCCGTGCGCTATTGCGCACCTATCAATACGTCCAGCGCTGCGCTTTCCATCGCCCGGATATCTCTGAACGCCTGGCGGTGATCAGCGGTTGAGGGCAATAGCATCTGGATCGTGGCCTGAATCTCTGTGGCCGGAATTCCCGCGCGAATGGGCGGACCCATCGGGGGGACGAGCCAAGACCAGCATGTCGCCAGTTGGAGGAACACTTCGAGGATTGCCCAGTTGTCGTCGAACACTTCGAAATGCGCCTCGGGTTTCCTGGCGCAAGCCCTCTCCATGATTTCGGCCGGTGCACCGATCAGCGCCAGCGCTTCCCGCACGACCTCGTCCGGCTCGAATGCCCCAGCCTCCTGCTCAGCCTTCCCGCCCATGGCCCAATGGCGGGCGGCTGCTACAAGTTTTTTTCACGCACCTGCTGGTGGGCTTCAAAGAAGCCGTTGAACAACGGCACCACCAGTTCGGGCCAATCGCTGATGACCTGGCCCAGCGATTCTTCGGAGAACGGAATTGAGTCGCCATGGATGTCCCGCGTGCCGAGCCAGCCGGACATCTTGTCCTTGATGAACTCGACGTCGGTGGTGTACGGCCACACCGGCACCGCTTTCGTACGCACGACAGGGGGACGACCCAAGCGCTCATTGACGGAATTGGTCAGCGAGTCCTGAATATCCGCGACCTGGTCCAGCGTATGGCGCTTGTACTGAGCAACGAACTCAATAGTGACTGGTTCGCCGTTCTCGCCGTGGACCTGAATCTTGATGGGGCAGGCCGCGAGCGCGCGCTTGGTTGCTACAAATGACATGTTCCTTCTCCCGGAATGCAAAATGCCCGGACATGCCGGGCGCTGAAAATCGAATTTGATGGACTGGAGCTAGCAGGGCTCAGCGGACGATGATTTGCAGTTCGTCGTTGCCGGCGACGCCAGGATTGACGTTCATGTCAAGCCCAAGCATCGCCACGTTGTCTTGCTCGGAGTACGCGGGGTTGGTCAACTGCGCTGAAGGCGCCTTGATCTCAATAATGTTCCCCGCCGCGGTGCCGTGGGTAATGGAGACCGGATGTCCCGCGCCGGAGAGGACCATCGTCGGCCAGTCGAGCTGGGCAATCGAAGGCAGTTCCAGCGCAATCTTTCCAGTGGGTTGGCGGTCGGTGATTTCCGCACCCTCGCAGCCGATAAGGGAGCGCCACACAAGCTG